ACCTTGCATACAAGTGGACTCGCAAGGTTATCTTTGTCTTGCCGCTTCCCTTGCCTTGGAAAAACTTGAGTATCAAAGGCTGTTCCGGCACAAGAGCAAGAACTTCCGTATCTTGCGCAAGCCTTGTCCCGTCAATGAACGTCATACCTTGCAATAGGACCTTGCGGGTTGTTCGTTCCGCCGAAGGCAGGGAAACAAGCTCGCAGAGTTCCGCTTGCTTATAACCTTGTGCAAGTAAGTGAGAGCGTAGCTCTTTGCCGGTTGCAAAAAGGTGTCCTACGTTTGCCTCTATGAGACTGGCCTTTGTAAGTGTTGTTGGTAGCATATGTGCCTTTGCCTATTGGGTTAAAAACACGAATCCTTGCGGATTCGTGGAGATTAACCTAATAAGCTAGCCTAGTCTGACTCTTCCGTTTTCTTTGTCCGGACAATGCTTGTGTCCGTTGCCGCTTTCATCCACGTTGTCGTGAATGACACGGCGTAGACGTAAGCATCGAGATACTGTTTATCCGTATAGTCACCAGCTTCGAGAATCGTTTCTGCCTTCGCAGAAATATCGAACTCAAGGCCAAAGGCTTCTGCCGTTGCCTTGGCATTCGCAATCATCGTTGCAAGAACGGCCTTGTTACGGTCGAAGTTGCCCGCGTCAATAACAGCCTGCAAGCGGGAGCGGCTTGCTTCACTGCAAGACGGAATTGTTCCTCCGCTTGAGCGTTCCGCAATGAGGACGTCACTTGCCTCCAGCTTGTTTCCTTCATCCGTGATCACTTTCGCGATCACATCCGCGGAAACAAGGGGGGATTCTCCTTTCTTTGCCTGCGTCAGTCGGTCGAAGTAAGCGGAAGGCGACTCCTTCTCGTTCACTTTGATCCCGCTCGAATGCGCAATGTCAGCCTGCGCATTCTTGAGAATCCTTGCGCGCATATCAGACTCCAGTTTCGCGTTAACGCGGACGAGGGCTTTAACCGTTGCAATCGAATCGTATTCTTCGATGCTAGCGGGAATGCGCGCTGTAATGGCGGCTTTGCCATAGAGCTTAATAATCGTGTCTTTCATATTACTAGTATTTGTTTGTTGTTCTGACTATGGTTTGTTAGCTAACCAAGCTTCAAAGGTGTTTTCTTGTCGTTGCGTCACGTAGTGACGCAAAGTAAGAAAGCCTACGCTATGCGTTCGTAAAGCGACGTCAGCTTCCACGGATTGCGGAAGACGGTTGCCCATACTTCCGACAATTCCGCATTCCCGGCTTTGACAAGCAAGGCCGTATAACCTTCATCCCGTTTCCCCGCGCTTTGCAACGCCGCCTCAATGTCCTGGCCGTCCGAAAGAAGCGTAAACTCCCCGTTATAAATGCTTGTATCGCTGCATACTTTGTATTGCTTGAGTTTCATGGTGCTCCCTACGCGCCTTCCGTTTTTGTGGATTGTTGGCCTGTCTCATCAGTTGCGGGAGGCCTTTCCGCAAGACCGGATTGCTCCGGTTTCGACTAGATAAGGATCAGGGTTGATTCTTCCGTGTCTTTTGCTGGCCGTGCGTGCCAATATCCTGATTTTGCCGATCGAATAGGGTCTAATGCACCATCTTCTTTTGCGGCTTTTGCCATTGCCTCAAGACGATTTTCGGCGCAAACAAGATACGTAAAATTGTATATTCCTACTGCGTATTTTTTCATTGTGGCTTTTTCTCTCATGTTTTTTGATTGTTTGTTCAAATCAGCCTTCGCGCCGCCGAAAGTATCCGTGTATTCAGCCTGCCATTTTCATTGTTTTTACTGTTTCGCTCATTGTCCTGATTGGGTGGATCATTGTTTTCATAAGAACAGTATCGCCCCGCGAGGCGGGAAAGTCAACAAAAAGCACGGACAAGTTTCATGCCAGTTTCGCGCGTAGCGCGAAGAAAATAGCCTTGGAAGCCGGCATAGTTTGCCTAGCCCAAAGTGTTGGCGTAGGCGAGAAGGAACGAGAATCCATTCTTATCTTGAGCTTGGCGAAGCCAGCTAATCTACAACTAGCCTATACCATAGGTATGATTATATATAAATGTAAATATATAGTAAAATATATATAAAAGAACACATAAAGAGACACAAAAATAAACTAGAAATTGATCAATTTTATACACCCACAAAGTGGGGGTCCATTTTTCGCCTAGTCACCAAAGGATCATTTATTATCATTCTGTAACACCTTGCTTCGCAGTGGCTTGCAGATTTACAAGTTTCTTGTTCTTGTTTGCAAGGAACACGAATACCGCCTTTGGGTGGCCATAATCGCAGTTTACCCTAATTTAGGTAAAACTAACGGCGTTAGCATTTCGCTCAGGAATAATTTGCGTTATGAAATTGGCACGCTTTATGCTTCAGGCCCTATCTTGCAAGCATTTCGCAGAAAGTCGTCAAGCTAAATCGCCCTAGGTGAAAATATTATTCACCTTGGCATGGCTTATGCTAGGCACCAATCTTGAGAATCGTTTCGCCGAAAGTTGTCAATGAAAATCGCCCGCCTTGGAAATAAACCTTGCCTTGGCACGCCCTATGCTATGTGTATCACGGGATGATACCGGACCAAAGGGGTGCGTTTTGAGAATGCCCTCGCACCTACGAGGTAGGCAAATCTTGCCTACCTTCGATGCCTAGCCTCCGGGCCTTTGATCCTTGCAAGCAGCAACCTTGTTAGGTCAAAGTCTATGCTTGGAGAGGGCAAAGACTAACCTTTGACTTGTAGTGACTTGCCATTTGATACTGCAAATATTTCGAGTTTGCCCAGGCCCCCAGACAATCAAGTATGTATAAGCTCTCCGAAACTTTTTCAACTTTTCATTTCTTGCTACTTATAAAAAGTAAATAGATCTCCTAGTACACAAGGATAACAAGGCCCCGAGAATCTTGGTAGTCTTGGTAGTTTTTATCGACGGCACGGCTTGGGGCGGCTAGCCTCGGAGTATGGTCAAGGGCGTAGTGTCGAGTGAAGGCGAGTTTGGCTTTACTTCTAAGGGGAGAGATGCCGAGCAAGGATTAGATGAACTCAGGGGAGTTGTGGGAAGTGTGAGGAATAACCTCGGCGTTTCTCCTTCTAGGAATTTGCTTGAGACTCCGGAAGCTACGCTTCGTTGCTCGGCCCTAGGCAAGGTCTTGGCAGCAAGGAGGACCTCTTAGTGGAGCCGAGGACAGTAATGCCGAAGGCCACCCTTAGCAAGGAGGAGCTTGCTTCTTGGCAATCCCTCGTTCTTGGCAAGACCTCGAAGGCGGAGAAGGCCGAACTTGCGGACAAGGACAAGGCAGCCATTGCAATGGTTGCCCTTGGGACAAGCAAGGACGTTGTTGCTAAGACCTTGGCTATGACAGAGGATGAGGTTGGTGAGGTTATTACTTCCAAACTCGGCCTAGACTTGCTTTGCAAGATACAAGACGGTCTTGGTATGACTCCGGAGGAGCGCCTTTGCAAGGCAGCTAACCTCGCGGTTGCGAAGCAAGTAGCTTTGCTTAACTCGGACAACGACCGCCTTGCTTCTGAAGCCTCTCGCTATATTCTTGACCAAGCCATAGGCAAGGCCTTGCAGAGACAGGAAGTTAGGAACTATACCCTCGTGGCGGACGCCACTAGTATTAGGGCTAAGTACGACGCAATACAAGATCAACTTAAAGCTCTGGATTCTCAGAGGCAGGCCCTACTTGCTGCGAAGCAAGGTAAGGTAATAGACATTTAGTATGCTTGTTAATCTACAAGGAAATCGGTTTGGCATGTCAGCTCCTGTTTTATCTGCGGAGGCAATCTCCGAGATAGATGAGAAGCTTCACGATCTTGCCTCCCTTGAGCTTTCCTTGAAGAAGCAAGCCTCAGAGCTTGCCCAGGCTGAACTTGATTACCACGATAAGAATCTTATTGAGTTCTTTGAGCCTTCCCCTAAGCAACTTCGTTTCTTTCATCATGCCACCTGTGGCAAGCGTGCCATCTTTGCAGGAAACCGCTTTGGTAAGTCAGAGCTTGGTTCTGTTGAAGATGTGTCCTTTCTCCTAGGAGAACGTCGCTTCTTCCCCGTAGGGCATCCCCTACGCCGCCTTGGTATCCCAGCTCAAGGTGTTAAGATTCTAGTGATAGCTGAAGACTGGGATCTCGTAGGTGAATTGTTCACGAACGAGCCAAGTAAACTTGGTAAGCCTGGCAAGATCATGAAGTACCTTCCTGCGGATGCGAAGGTTACTTTACACAGGGGGCAGAATGGTATTGTAGATACAATCTATGTAGAGGTTGTCCTAGATGGTCTTGTGCGCAAGAGTGCCGTCTTCTTTGACACCGTAAAGAGCTTCAAGAATAACCCCAAGTCCTTCGAGTCGAAGGATTGGGATGTAGTTCATCTTGACGAGCCTGTTCCCAACGAACTCTGGAAGGCTGTTAGTCGTGGCCTCATAGATAGAAGTGGTAAGCTCTGGGCACTCCTTACACCCCTCTCAGAAGCTTGGCTTTATTACATGTTCTCTGAGGCTGTACCAGAGAACACAGAAGAGAATGGCATGTGGTGGTGCGAGGCAAGTATTTGGGATAACCCCACCTTGTCTGCTGAGGCTATTGAGGAATACTTTAAGAGTGTGGCTGATCCTGCCGAGCGTGCCTGCCGTGAGAGTGGTCGTCCTCTAGCACAAGGCAACCTTGTTATTTCTACTTATAGTGAGAAAGTTCACTTGTGGAATGTAGAAGAACGAGGTCTTCCTGCGGGATGGAAGGATGCTTATACTCCTCCTGAAGCTTATGCCTGTGCCCTTGCAATAGATACACACCCACAGACACCTACGGCTGTTCTCTTCGTAGCCATCTCCCCTCTCGATCATGTTTTCTTCTATGACGAACTTTCAATAGGAACACTTGAGAAGGACAGGATCAGCCTTGTTGCTGACGAGATTATTAAACGCGTGCAGAGGGTTCGTATGGAGTATATGCTCTGCGAGCCTGCTGCTTGGTGTCAAGACCCTGAGAGCGGACGATGCTTTGCTGATGTGTTCTTCGAGCATGGTCTCGATGTGGAGAAAGCCTCGAAGGAGCGCACTTGGGCTATTCAGCAAACAAGAATACTCTTTGCCTCGGAGCGAAAAGTATGGGTTCTTGATCATTGTCGTAACCTTCGGAACGAGCTAAAGAGGTGGTCCTTTACTAAGGAGAACAAACCAGCCGATAAAGATGATCACTTTTGTGAGTGCCTTGGTCGCTTAGTTGTTCGAGATAATCTTACTTGGATTCCTTTCCGTTCAGCAAGAAGACTAGTGAAGAAAAGAGAAGAGCAAGAGACTTTTACGGATTTACTTCAAGACTTCAAGGAATTAACACCAACTAACATTTATTCACTCGAATGAACCAAGAAACTTATCGTTCTCCTATCCTAGGTCTCCTTGGTGCGGTTAGCACAGTTACACTAAACGAGCTTAACGTAATTCTAGGTTTTGTTACTGGTGTTGTGTCATTAGTTTACGTTCTCTTTAAGTTCTGGAAAGAAGTAAAAGAAAGCAACAAGCAGCATGAATCAAGAGAAGATTAACCGAGACCTTCGAGAGAATACGCAAGGATCTTCTCGTCTTCAGAAGTTTCTTGTTGATCGTATTCGATCCTATATGACAGCTTCGTCTGGTGCTATGCACCAGTATTGGGCGCAGTGGGAAGCCACAGAGGATATTTATCGTGCTTGGCGTGTCCTTGACAAGGAAGATAACGAGAGCAAGAGTAAGGGAAATACTCCCAAGCTTATTATTCCTGTTACGTATGCTCAGACGCAGACCTTCTGTTCCTTCATGCTCTCGGCTTATACCCAGAGGGATAACTTCTACGAACTTCGCGGAGCGGGGCCAGAGGACAAGACCTTTGTGGAAGGGATTCAGAGAGACCTTCAGTATCAGCTTGATAAGAACACTTGGTCCATTGTTTTGTTTCAAGCTATTCTGAATGCTTGCAAGTATGGCTTCTTTACCATCAAGACACAGTGGACTACGGAGCACGAAAACGTCCGGACAAGGAGAGAAGTTCGGCAAGAGCCGAACATGTTTGCAAGTTTGCTTGCTAGAATGACAGGCAAGGTTGCCTTTGGGACAACTGTCATCGAAGAGTATGTCGGTAAGATGCTTGCCTACGAGGGCAATCGTATCTCTGTGGTTTCTCCCTATACCTTTTACCCAGACCCGAACTTCCCTATCTCGGAGTTTCAAAAGGGTGAGTTTGTGGGGAATGAGGAGGAGGTGTCTCTGACGCGTATTCGTTCGCAGGAGGACAAGCTTTATTACGGAACGGACAAGATCAAGGAAGGCTTTTCGGCGGAGCTATGGGGTTCCCGCAAGCGTCGTGTGGGAATGCTCTCCTCGAAGAATTCTTCCCTTGGTTCTGGTGTTTACACCATCAAGGGGAACGCTATCCTCACTGAAGTCTTCTTCTACTGCATTCCAGCAGAGATGAGTAAGAAGACAAGCTTTGACCTCGGTCAGGAACGTGATCCGGTTCTTTTCATTGCTACCCTTGCGAATGATGATAAGATTATTCGCTTCGAGCGGAGTGGTTACTTGTTCCAAGGGTTTCCCTACGCCGTAGGTGAGTATTCTCCAGACAACAATACCTTTGTTAATCCCGGCCTGAACGACACCATTTCGGACTTGCAGAACCTCGTTACTTGGTTCATTAACAGCCACGTCTTGAACGTGCAGAAAGTCCTCAAGAGTCGTTTCATTGTAGATGAAACGAAGGTTCGGACGGAGGACATTGATGGGACAAGTCCGTATATTCGTGTTAACAAATCCACCTCGGACATCGACAAGGTTATCCGGCAGCTTTCTGTTTCAGATGTGACACAGGGGCATATTGGGGACGTTAATAATTTAATGTCCTTGATTCAACTTACCACAGGCATTAATGATAATGCTCTTGGTCAGTTCGCCTCTGGTCGTCGCTCTGCGACAGAAGCTAGGAATGTAAACTCTGGGGCAGCTGCTAGATTGCAGATGCACGCCAAGTTATTCTACGAAGGAGGTTTCTGCCAATTTGGTCGTATACTCGTTGCTAATACAAGGCAGGGCCGTTCCCTTGAGGTTTACAATCGTATTCTTGGTAACGCTGCTTTGAAGTATCCCTTCGAGAAGACTATCCTCGCGGAACCTGAGCAGATTCTCGGAGGCTACGACTTCATGCCCTTTGACGCAACGTTGCCTTCGGCACGTTACGAGCAGGCTTCTCTTCTGAAGGAGGTCTTTACAATGCTTGTAAATAATCCTCAGACCATTCAGATGCTGCAACTTAATCCTCTTCTTATCCTCGATCATGTCGCGGAGCTTCTCGGTATAGACAACATGAAGGACTTTAGCACAACTTCACAACAAGGTCAGGCTCCTCAGCCTATGACGCAGTTGCCGCAACCTCAGGTTGTTCCTGATGAACAAGCTATGGACATGGCACAAGGCGGCCAGCCTGTGGGAATGATGGGAGAGAATCTTCTGGCGGCTCTTCAACAAGGAGGGCAACAGTGAAGTTAACTAAAGATCAAATACTTGCCTTGAAGGAGCTTCTTAACTCTCGAGGCTTCTCTACCTTTACTTCTCTTCTTTCTGTTTATAGAGAAGGCTTTGATAATGATGACATTCCTTCTGGTCTTGCTGATTTCCTAGAGCGAGAGAGAAACATAGGAGCAAGGGTTGCCTTGAAGGGCCTTGTAAAATTTATCACAGACACAATAGAAACAGAAGAAACTAAACTTAAGGATATTGACAATGAACGAGGAGAATAACGAGACCGTTGTTGAGCAGCCTGTTGAGCAGCCTGTTGAGCAGGCTGAGCCAGCTAGTAACCTTGATAACTTAACTTCTCCCGAGGATAATGGAGAAGTGGTTCTGGGTGAAGATAAAGACAAGTTGAACAACTTGCTCTTTAATGACGAGGCAACAGAGGTTAAGGAAGATGAGGCGGCTGCTTCTGCGGAGGAACCTGCGGAGGAACATAAGGAAGAAGCTAAAGAAGAACCTAAAGAAGCTGACAAAGATTTTACTGCCGAGCAGATTGAGACTATCAAGAATCTTACTAGGCAGCCTGAGACTAAGAAAGTGGAACAAGAGCAGGCAAAGCCTACTCCTCGTCAGTACACGAAGGAAGAGCTTGAGCAAGCTCTTGGTCGAGTCGTTATTACTCCTGAGATTGCCTCCAGCCTCCTTGGCCTTGAGGCTTCTCCACAGCAGGTAGCACAGCTTCAAACTCTCCTCGACGGAGTCGCTGGTTATTCTATGCGGGCGGCTGCAGCTTACGCTAAGAGTCGCGAGGACCAGATCAGGCAGGACTATGACAAGCGTTTTTCTGCACACGAGCAAACCTTGCAGCCTATGGAGAACTCGATGAGAGAACAGCAGGCTGCTGTTATGGTCAAGACTTTTTACACGAAGTATCCCGAACTTGACAAGTACCAGTCCGTTGTAAACAACGTTGTTGCTGGTATCAAGGGAACAATAACAGATAAAGACACTTTTGATACGGCTGCCGAGAAGGTAGCCTCTGAAACAAAGAAACTTCTTTCAACCCTTGGGATTAAGCTTGATGCTAAAGTCCCAACGGGGGCGAACCACAGTGCCCCAACGAAGAGCAGCGTGCCCAAGATGCAGCCGCTTAGCGATGGTGGACGGAGCCAGTCGAAGACAGATAAATCAACAAAACAGAGCAGGATTGACTCCTTGCTCTTCAACTAAGAAAAGGCAGATAAATGTCAACTAGTATTCTCGGTCTGCCCAGCTCTGACAAGTTCAAGACGGCTGGCACTGACCTTGGTTCGATTCGTCGCAAGACGTTTCTGTATTATCCGCAGGCTGGTATGTCCCTCACGGGACTTACTTCTCTGCTTGACTCGGAACCGCTCTCCCATGTGGATTACTACTTCCACGAGGAACGCTTCCGTTATCTTGGTTCCACCACGAGGGGGACGAACCCCATTACGAAGTCGGCTCCCTCGACAGGAGATGCTGATGATGGTACTGTTTCGGATACGACCTCACTTGGTAGTGTTGCTACTACGAATTACATCAAGGTGGCAAGTACGGCTGATTATCGTGTTGGTCAGATCGTTGCTATTGATCCCGCCGGTAGCAACCTGCAGTTCCAGATTACGGCTGTTACTGTTGGTGCCTCCGATGCAAGCCTTCTTGGCTACCTGACTGTTCGTCCTGTTCGTGCTCTTGCTTCCTATGTGAGCACAGATTACACTGCTGGTACTTACCTTCCCGTCCTTGCTACGGCCTACGGCCAAGGCTCGACTGTTGGTAATCCGCTTGGTACGAGGATTCCTCAGAAGGTCGGAAACTCTGTCCAGCTTATTCGTACGCCGATGAGGTTTACCTTGGAGCAGATGAAGACTCCAATGACATTCGATGCTTCTGGCCCTTACAAGCTTGAGGCTCGACGTAAGATTCAGGAGCACTTCTGTCAGATGGAAGCATCCCTGCTCTTCGGCAAGAGGAGCGGTGTCCGTCGCACAGTTCTGAATAGTAATGACTCCTCGAATGACTCGGACGGTAAGGAAATCGTTTACACGATGAGCGGTCTTATCGAGCACATCCGTCTCTGGGATGCTGGTGCTACGGGCTTGTCTATTGACGGTTCAACCTATGCTCCGTATGACGACCATGTGGCTGTTACTCTCGATACTGACCCTGAGAAACGCTACATCACGAACACGGCTGGCACGGTTAACTACACCCTCGCCGAAGGTTGGATGCTCAAGGCGAATACTACGAGTGCTCGCACGTCCTCGGACCGTGTTGGCATTTGTGGTAACAACGTTCTTACGGCGTTCAACAAGATGGCTCGGCTTGAGTCGAACCAGATTCTTGCACAGAAGGATTCGGTCTATGGTCTGAACATCACAACGTTCTTGTTCCCGACCGGTAACTTGCACCTTGTGACGCATCCTCTGTTCAACGACAAGATGTATGGTATGCAGAACAGCTTGCTGATCTGCGATCCCACGAACCTCTCAGTTCGGCCTCTCTTTGAGACGGACCTTCGTACAAACATCCAGAACAAGAAGAGCCTGGTTCGCGAGGATGAGTATGTTACGGAGTTCGGCCTTGAGGTTCACAATGTCGAGAGCAACGTGTTCATCAAGAACTGCGGAACTTACGCGGCTGACTAAGAAAGGAAACAATGGCTAACTCATTTACAAGAAGCGATGTTATTCGCTTTGCCGGTTCTGCCGGAAAGAGCAGGCTTCTCGTTACGGGGAGCCTTGTCATTGATACTCCCGCAGGTTCAGCAGCGGACGAAATACCGGCGAGCTTGTTCGGTGTTTCTAAGGTTATTGCCTGCCTTGGTATCGTCGGAAGTGCAGAGACTTCTGTTTATTCTGCCTCGGCAGATGCTACCGGAGACTCTATCCTTGTTCAGAAGTCTTCAACTCTCGTAGCTTCGAGTGGGACGCTACAAGTGGAGACGGCAACAGTGGTTGCGGAGGCTGGAGCAACCAGTAGTGGTAACTTGAGTATTACGGTTACGTCTGCCTTGTTCTCTGCTGCCCAGACTGTTACGGCTGCCCTCGTTACCGAAACGGACACAACCGCTTCGCTGATTGCAACGAAGGTTCGCACTGCACTCAGTGCTAATGCTATTGTTGCTGCCAACTTTACTGTTGGTGGCTCTGCCGCAGACGTTGTTCTTACAGCGAAGGTTCCTGCTGCAAATGATGAGACACTGAACGTGGGCATAGCCGCTGGTCTTGGTGTCACTGCTGTAGCCTCCTCTGTGGATACCACAGCGGGTGTTGCACAAGTCTCATCCTCAGTGAACAGCACAACCGATCTCGCTGCTGGCACATATGTTATAACACTCATCGGAAAATAAACATGATTAGCAATAAGATTGACATTACGAATGGGAAGGTTCCGTCCGGTACGGACGGTTATTCCTATGCTCCGCTTTCGCAGACTACGGCGAAGGAGGACAAGGGTTGGGGTGAAACCAGCTCGGATACTGAAACGGTTACTAAGGGAACCCCTTCCACCTTGTTTAAAGCTGGAAACGGTATCAAGTAACTAGGCGTTTCAGTTAAGTTCTCCAGAGGCTGCTCGCAAGGGCAGCCTCTTTTTATGAAGGAAGCTAGGACACGATGAACTTTCAAGATACTTACAAGGAACTTGTTGAGCTTACGAACAGTAGCGATGCTCTGATGGTTCACAGGGCTATGAGAGCGGTGAATAGGGCCATTGCTTGGATGGTGAATCAGCATGATTTTCTTTACAATGAGACGAGCGCGAATGTAACGATTGACTCGTCTGGTGTGGTTACTCTCCCTGATGATTTTTCTAAGCTCGTCTCAGCGTGCTACGCAAACGAGGGAAAGCAAATACCGGTAGTTACCTACCCACTTTTTAGAGCCAGGAAAGTTCTATTTGAACAGAGAACAACCTCTACACTAAATGATCCATCGTTCTTCGAGGACTTCGTTAATGAACAGCATGGAATGTGGCTAGTGCAGCACGGTCAGGTTATTGAAGCTTTTCCTGCACCTACTGTGAATACACAAGTGTCTCTGTACTATCAGAAAGCCTTCACTCCCCTTGCAGCAACCACAGACACCAACTTCCTTCTCTCGGCTTTCCCTGACACAGTGATGCTCAAGGCGATTACATCTACCTTCAGAGCTTACCTTCGTCCAGAAGTTGCTTCATCGTTCCCCGCAGAGCTTTTTCTTGCTGAGTGGGATTCAGTTATTTCTTGGGATACAAGCCTTCGCTCTAACTTCAACCAGCTTTCCTAATGACAATTACAGAAGCAGTTACAGCTTTTTACGATCTTGTTCAGACTGTGGAAGAGGATTCGCTTGAAGAGGCTGTGCGGGCAATTAACATGGCCTGCGAGAGTCTTGAGTTGAAGAAGTTCAAGCATGGTCTTGTGAGTGTAGCTTACACCTATCCTTCTTCCACAACCTCGGTTGAGTTCTCTGTCCTCAGCACAATCTTGACGATAAGTTCTATTGAGGATATAAAGACGAGCACGGGCATTGTTCGTCTCGTAGATTACAACTCCTTTCTTGAACTTCAGAGGAAGCAAGAGCTTCGCTTCACTGATAGTGAGTATGCTGGTAAGACTCTTCCAGTTAACTCGAAGAGCGGGTATGATGCTTACTGCTCTGGAACAAGGTTGTTCTTGTTCCCTGTTCCTACGACAACAGTGGCACTTACCCTTACTGTTCGGCAGAAGCTTCCTTACTTTGTTTCTACGAACGCGGGCTACGCGACGAGCACAGCAAGCGGCAGTCTTACTACGAACTACCTTCTCACTTACTTTCCTTCTCTTGTTCTAGCGAGGGCGGCTGTTTTCTATGCAGTTTACGTTCACGATACAGGCCTATATGCTTTGAACAAAGCAGACTACGATCTTCAGCTTTCTGAGGTTACTCTTTGGGATTCTTTACTTTATCCTGATAAACTCGAACAGAACTAATTATGGCAACAACTCTTGATGATCTTATTGAGCTTCGCCCAACGGATACACTTCCTGTTCTCGACATTCCAGGCATTTTTAGGTCGCTTGTAGACTATCTTGATGACTCTACAAATCCTGCAAGTGGTGTAACTGTACAGAACCCCGTGGGAATAGTTGCTTCGTTTGCTGGAGCTACTGCTCCAACTGGTTGGCTCCTGTGTGATGGCTCTTCAATTAGTAACGTAAACTATCCAGAACTTTGGGCAGTTATTGGAACTACTTTTGGTGGAACAAGTGCTACTAACTTCCTCTTGCCGAACTTGCTTCGTAGGTATGTTCTTGGCTCTGGTGGGACTAAGAAGTTTACAGCAACAGAAAGTTCAGATTATGATGATGGTGGACAAGATTCGGATACGGAAGTTGACACTGATCTTGGCTCTGAGGGTGGAGAAGAAAAACACACACTACTTCGTCTTGAGCTTCCTTCCTCTGGTCCAGAGGCAGGTGTGCAAGTTGATCTAGAGTCATCTGCTCCCTACGGTTCTTCGGGGACCAAGGTAAATGCTGTAGCTAAGGGGGTTGGTAAGACCCTGGCTATGCCTTACTCGGCACCCCTAGGTACGGGCATCGGAATGAGTCTTCTTCCACCCTCCCTAGTCTTGAACTACATTATTAAAGCAAAGCCGTAGGATGTTAAAGAAAGTCATAGCAAGTCTTGCAGGAAGCCTCTACCAGAGAGAGGCTTCGCCGACGTTCATCTTGCAGGATGGTGTTCTTGTGCCGAACGAGACCCTCGTGAACGCAAGACATCATAATGGGAAGCTTGTCTTTGACCAAGGTTATAAAAAGAATGAGGCTAATATTTCTACGGAAACTTACCCCACCCTTGAGTTAAGCTCAACATCAGGAGAATTTCCAATTCCTGCGGGACCTAGCCTATCTTTACTTGTTCAAGTAGATGAAAGTGGAAATATTGTAGAGACTACTGGTAATGGAACAATAACAACATACGGAACAGTTATTGTTGACCACACCGTTACACACGACGGATTCGGAAGTATAAGAAATACAGCTTTGGGATCAACTAATGCTGTTGGAAACTGGACGTTAGTTACAGCAAAGAATACTTACGAGGTTAATGATTTTACCATAGAGGGTTGGCTTCTTCCTCTTAATGTTGGTGTATATACAAGTAGTCGTTATTTATGGTTAGGTATCTATGATCCTCCACTTGTTCCTATTACTTATGTAATAATTTGGAGTTATTTTAGCAGTGGCCAGTATTACTTTTTTGGTTCTTTTAAAGTTGGTAATATTTTTATTAATACAACTAACTTAATAAATAATCAGTGGTATCATGTTGCTTTTGTTAGGAAGCAAGCCTTGTTAAGTTTGTATCTTAACGGAAATCTTGTAGGTAGCTCTACTTGTCCCGAGGATAGTCTTTTTATAAAAGATATGAGGTTGGGACTAGAGGATCTTGGAGCTTGTTGTTGGGAAAATGTTAGGTTTAGTAGCTCAGCTACTTACACAAATAACTTTACTCCACCAAGTCGTTTTGTTTAAGTTAACATGCAAACAAAAGTTCTAGTAAGTCTAGCTGGCGGCCTTGCTGAGGATGACGGGAACGTTGTTCTTGTTTCACAAGGCCAAGCCTTACCTACTTTAGCTTTAACGAACACTTATATTCGTAATGATGAGCTTTGTTTTCAACAAGGTTACGAAGGATTAAGTAAACCCATAGTAGCTAAGGGTGGTGCTATTGTTCTTTCTTCGCTTTCTGCTTTTCTTATTGGAACTACTCTTCTTGCACAAGGTGGAACGCTTAACGTTAGCTCGCTACCTTCTTCCCTCTCCCTTATTACGCTTTATGCCCAGGGTGGAGAGCTTTTTCTCTCCTCTAGTTCAGCTTCTTTAAACGTTCCTGCTGTAATACAAGCTCGCGGAGGTTCGATAAAACTTTCGTCCCTTTCTGCTGGTGTGGCTATTTTTACAAGCTTACAACCAGCTTATAACCTTACTTGGATCTTAACCGCCGGAGAATAACTTTATGCGTGGTGTTGTTTTAACAACTGCTGACTCGCTTCGCCTTTGGCTCGCAGCTTCACCAGCGACAAGCCAACCCTCATGGGTTGTCTCCTACCTTTTGGTGGACTCTACAACTACCCTTGGAAGTGTTAGCGGAGTCTTTACTGGAACGAGTCCGCTTACAGCCCTAGCTGCTCCAACGAGTGGAAAGATTGTAGTTACGAGGATAGATGTCTTTAATGGGGACACTAATCCCTGCCGAGTTTTTGGCGGGAAGTTAACGTCTAGCTCAACTACAACTTTTGTTTCTAGGCCCATCTCCGCTCAGGACTCCTCGGAACTTCTTACTCTTCCAGCCTACACTCCGCAAGGGGACATGCTTAAGTCTGAGTATGATGCTGATGGGGATGGTATTATAGATGCTGCAATACCTGTTGCACACTCTAGCTCTCATGCAAGTGGCGGTGTTGATGAAGTTACTCCAGCGGCTATTGGCCTCGGCAACGTGGACAACACGTCGGACGCATCCAAGCCGGTGTCCGCGGCGCAGGCGACGGCAATTACCGCTCAAGTATTCGCCGAGGTTGCCCTGACAAATCCCTATT